TTGTGGCGAACCTTTCGTTCATTAGCTCCACCTGCGACTTGCCGGCGGGCTGCTGTTGGCCGGTGCCGATCGCGTCGGCGAGCTTCTGCAGCGGCGACAGGGCCGCGAGCTTCTTCTCCAGCTCCTTGCGCGCCTCACGCTCGGCGGCGAGAGCCTTCTGACCGGCCGGGCCGAGCGGCTGGTCGCCGGTCGGTGCCGGTTCGGTGGCGGCGGGCGCCGGGCCGGACGGTGGTGTCGGAGCCGGAGCCGGGTCGCCCGGCGGTGGCGTAGGGACGGGGGCAGGCTGGGTCATCGCGACCTCTTCGTGGGTGTCGACCGGCATCGCGCCAGGTCAGCGGATGTATCCGTGCAGCCGGAGCAAGCGGAGAGCCTGCTCCCGGTCACCGCCAGAGGCGGAGATGATGGCTTCGGGCATGAGCCGTGGGCGTCGCCCGGCCGCCTCGGTCGTCACGAGGACGTCGCGGCCGCCGATCGTCGCGGTCTGCATGCCACGCCTTGCGTTCACCACCTGGCCGATGTCGGCACCGGCCCGGATCGCCTCGGCGCCCGCGACGGTGAACGCCTTGTCCTGCTCGGCCCGGTTCAGGGAGTCGAAGTAGCCGCGGGGGTCGGTGCGGATGTCATCGGCGCTGTCTTCTGCGGCCGGGACATGGATGCAGTCGCATCGGGTAATCGTGGGTGGCGCCGAAAACCGGCAGACCACCCGTACCTCCTTCCCGCGAGAACCACACAGCGGGAGCAGGACTTGCCGACCAGCATCCGCACGTAGCCGGTCGCGGTACGGCGGGTCGTGATGGCGACCTGGTCCGCGGCCCGGCCGGTGTCGGCCAACTGCGTCCGCACCAGCATGTCGAGGTTCGCGTACCCGGCGGCCAGCGACTGGCGCATCGACGCGCCGCCCGCGATCCCCGCCTTGACGACCGTGGTCGGGTTCAGCAGCAGCGAGGCGAGCGGTCGGCCGTCGGAGGCGATCCCGGCGAGCATCTCCGGGGCGACGCGGCCGGCCGACGCCGGGTCGACGCGCTGCTCCCGCAACGCCTCTTCCACGTACGCATCGGCTCGACGTGCGGCGGACAGTTGAGCCCCGGTCAGGCCGAGAAGCAGCTGAGGAAGCAGTCGCGCCCACGATCCGGAAAGATCGTCGGGGTTGACGCCGGCCCACAGCTCCCGGGCGAGCCCCGCCGTCGTGTTGATCAGTCGGCGACGCTGGCGGTAGTGCTCGAGGGCGACCTGCTCAGCGCTCACCGGACGGCACCGGAGCCTCGACCGGCACCTGCGGCACGCCCGGCTGGGCAGACCGGTTGTCGGCCAGTTCGCGGGCGATGTCGGCCAGCGGGTCGGCCGCCGCCTTGTCCCACGCGGCCATGCGGCGCTGCTGCGCCGGCGTATAGCCCAGGTCCTCGCGGGCCTGCTGCTTCGGGATGACCGCGACGTTGCCGCCGACCAGCTTCACCGCGGCGTCTGCGGCCTGCGCCCGGGTCGGGGTGGCAGCGTCGCGCCACACCGATTCGAGGCGCTTCGCGGCCGGATCCCAGTCGCCTTCCTGCAGACGCCGGACCAGGCGCATCGCCCGTTCCCAGCCGCCGCCGAACGCCTTCTGCTTGCGCTCGGCCTTCTTGATCAGCCGGACCTCGCGGGACTTCAGCGCCTCCGCGCTGGCCGGGTTGTCGCCGGTGGCCATGCCCAGCACCGACGGGTCGACGCCGATCAGGCCGGACGCGTGCCGGGCCAGCTGGTTCAGGGTGTCGTGGAAGTTCGTCAGCGAGCTCGAGGTGAACTCGTGCGCCGTCACCGGCGGTTCGCCCGGGCCGCCGCCGGGCACCGCCAGCAGCCGGCCCATCAGGATCTGCAGCTTCGACTGCTTGTTGCCCTGCTCGTCCTCGAAGTCCTCCGGCCCGACGCCGAAGATCGCCCGCAGCGGCAGCATGTGGAACTCGGCGGCCACCATCATGTCCGTCGCGATCTTGTTGGCCGCGTCGGCCAGCGACAGCAGCGGCGGGGTCAGCTCCGACTGGCCGTAGCGGGCCGCGAGCCGGCCACGGTTGGTCAGGGCGGCCACCAGCGGCTTACCGACCTTGTGCTGGTCGCGGTACGTCTCGCGCCAGCCGTTCGGGCCGCGATCGAACCAGCTGGTCGAGTTCGGCAGGTACAACGTGGCGTACTGGTTCTGCTGCTGGGTGACGAAATCGTAGTCGTCGGTCCACCGGCGCAGCGCCGCCCGCACCTCGCGCGTGCGCGGGTCGATCAGGGCGAACATCTCCAGCGGCGACTCGACCGTCACCAGCGGGATGTCCGGGTCGTCCTCGTTGACGCCCACCGTGACGTAGGCCCGTTTCATGACCAGCGCGTCGAGGTGCCCCATCTGGGACTCCTCGTCGAGGTCGTTGTCCTGCCACACCTGCTGCAGATTCTCGTCGCCGGCGAACGACGCCAGATCCTCCGGCGCCGCGTCCGGGTCGATCTCCTTGCCGTCCTCCGGGTACCGGAACGTCAACAGGTCCAGGCGCTCCTCGAGGGGCTCCACCGCCAGCATCGGCCAGCCCAGGGCGACGCACTTGATGCGGTCCTCGACCTCCCGAAGGATGTCCGGGTGCATGTAGTTCAGCCGGGCCGTGCCCTGGAACAGGCTGTCGTACTTGCGCAGCTGCGGCAGGTCGCCGTCGTGGACCCGGGCCAGGTGGTTGACCCAGGCGATCGGGTCGGAGTCTGCGGGCAGCGCCACGGAGGTGCTCCCTTCAGCTCATCACGATGACCTTGCGGCGGACTCTCGGCCTCGGCCAGATGCCAGCCGCTGTCACATCGCCCGCAGCCTCGTTGGCGAGGATCGAGCTGATCGTGCCGTCGATCTTCTGCTGCTGCGACGGCTTGCCCAGCACGTACCGCATGCCCGGACGGGCCAGCTTGCGGGTGTTGCGGATCATGACCGCGATCTGCTGATTGCCGTCGTGGGTGAAGCCGGTATCGGCCTTGACCACGTCGGTGTGCAAGCGGACCGCGGCGGCGTGCATCTGCGTCAGCCGGTAGGTCTCCCAGCGCAGGACGACCTTCTCACCGAACCGGGACTCCCAGTCCTGGCCCTCGGACTTCCAGCCGGGCGGGTCGTAGTAGAGCCGACCGACCAGGAACGTCTCGAAGATCTCCTCGACCGCCGCGGCGACCTCGAGGCGCGGGACCTGGCCGCCGTGCTCGGCCGGGTTCCAGATGCACGGCCGCCGGTCGACGCCGTACGTCGGCGTGAACTGGTAGCCGTCCTCGGTCTGCAGCCGGATGGCCGTCCAGTCGTCGGTGTCGGAGCCGTCGAAGCCACCGACGACCGCGGTCCCGGCCGGAACCTCACGCGGACGTGCCCGGGCGTCCCACAGGTCACCGTCCAGCCACGAACCGGCGCCGTAGACGATCCGGTTGCCGAAGAACCGCTCGGCCTGGCCGATGTCGCGGTTGGCCAGATCGGCCGCCTCGGCCTCGATCGAGTCGAGGTCGATGTGACCGCCGCGGGACCTCAGCGAGTCGCCGTAGACGATCCGGTGGATCTTGCGCCGCTCGACCTTGTTGCCGTACGACAAGTTCGCCGGCGCCTGCACGAAGTCCCGCTGGATGTCCTGGGCAGGGGACTCGAAGGCAAGCTGCGCCACCGACGCCTCAGCCGGATCCCATCCGTTCGTCGTGAGCACCGCCCGGCCGCCCATGCCCGCGAGACCGCGGTACTGAGTGTCAGCGACCCGGAGCATCTTGTTCGTCCCGTTCCACAGGCCGACCTCGTCCTGCGGCACGAACGTCACACGCTGGCCGAGGCGGGACTGCGCCGAGCTGGTCACCGTGTCGATGCGGCCGCCGCCCGGCAGGCGGATGAACTCCTCGCCGGTACGCGGGATGATCTCCGACAGTGGCCCGTACTCGATCATCGGACGCAGCGCGCCGTAAATGTTCTCGGTCTGCTCCTCCGACAGCGCCGTGATCTGGATCAGCGGCGTCGCCCAGGCCCGGCCCATCGGCTCGCCCGGCTCGTACTCGTAGACGAATCCGCAGCCGCAGCCGTGATCCCGGCAGTCGTAGACCTCGCCACCGACAGCCCAGTCGGCGAACAGCACCGGCCCGACGCCCTCAGCGCAGACCTGCGCCGCAGTCAGCGGCCCCTTGCCCCACTTCTGCGGCCGGACCAGCAGCGAACGGCGGTGCACGAACGCAGGCGCCAGCTGACCCACCCGGGCGGTCGGCTTCAGTTCGTAGTGCCGGTCGAGGAACCGCAGCTGCTCGTCGTAGAGCCGGAACGGCTTACCGCGGTCGTCCCGGTCAGGGACGACGCAGTGCGCCTCGATCCAAGATGTGACCAGGGCACCGAGGCTAGGCCCCGGCGGCACCGCGGACCGCCTTCAACCGGCTCCGGGTCGACGCCGCAGCCACGGCAGGCTTCTCGGCGCGCTTCTCGGCCAGCTGGTCGGCGGCGATCTTCCAGCCGTTGAACGCCAGCCCGGCCGGCGTCAGCCCGATCTGGTCGGCGAAGCGGTGCAACGAGTTCTTGTCCGCCGCGGTCGCGTCCCCGGACTCGCAGATCGCGGCGGTACGGACCCACAGGGCCACCGAGTGCTGCCGCCACGGCTCCGCGGCCCACGCTGCGGCCTGCGGCGTACGCCAAGCCCACGCCCACAGCGTGACCTCGCGCTCCGACTGCTCCAGCAGCGGGAACTCGGGGACCTCGCCGTCGTAGCCGGCGGCCGGCAGGGCGGTGAAGGTCAGGCCGCGCTTGGCGGTCTTGAGGGAATTGGGATCCGGCGTGGGGCCGGAGCGGGCGTGTCCACCAGAAGGCATGTCGATCTCCTCAGCCGCGTCGCGCGGCATCGGGTGGCCGTCACATCGCGTGACGGTCTGGAAGCTTTGACCCTGCGGACCAACGGGAGCCCTCCCCGGCGGTCCCGCGGCTCCAGGGCCTTGGGGGTCACCCCCCACCCCTGGTCACGCTGGGTGAGCGTCGCCCGCAGTCGAGAGAGCGTCTGCGACGGCGGCGGCGTAGTGCCCTCCGTCGCCAGCGTCGACCGCGAAGGCGATCAGCGCTTCAGCGAGTGCGACTCGACGAGCCTTAGGCATGCGTCCGAGCTCGTGCTCGTATGCCTTGGTGTAGGCGGTGACCATGCGATCAGCGGTAGCCGCAGCCTTCTCGGGATCAGTGCCAACCATGCTCAGCTCCTTGCGTGTGCTGCTCGTCCACCTGCACTGCGGTTGCACACGCTGTGCTCTGGCCCTGTCCATGTGGTGCGGTCTGGTGTGTGGCCCAGGTCCCATGGTTGACCGAGCAGGATCAACCGTGCCGGCATCAGGCACTGTGCTGCGTGGCAGTGCACACCACCGAGCTGTACCCGTGGTGCCCACCGTGCACGCAGCCTGTCGTGCTCTGC